GTGACTTGTTTGTTAAATCTTCTGTTTGGCATTATTTTTTCCCTCCTTTAAAGATTTGTGTTCCCTTAATTCCAAAAATACTCGCCACGACGAGAATCCATAAATTAGTGAACCATTTTGGCAGGTTACTGAAATGTTCAAAGAAAGTATTTACCTTGTCCATCACAGTTGGGTCGTCCGATATAACTGCCCACGCCAGTACAATTATCGGCGCACTTAAAATTATAAGTACGAATTCGTCTTTGTAATCGTTTTGTCTCGCTTCAAGTAATTTGCCCTGGTAAGCTTCCTCACCCCGGGCCATTTTTTCTGCGTGCATCAATTGTGCATCAGACATAGCCATTTTAGTTTTCTGACGGTTAGAATAAATTTTACTTCCCGCTTGAAAAGCAATCTTTGCTAGACTAAACCAAGCCATATTAGTACCAAGTAGCTTTTTTACTTTTATCCTTCAACATTCTTTTCGTACCTCTAACCTCAACGACATTACCTTCTTCGATTTGGTTAAAAACACGATCTTGATTTGAAAGAATTTTAGATCTCGGGTCAATACCTACTTTTCCAGGCGAATCACCAATTGCAACTCCACCTTTTTGGAAACCATCTTTACCGACTCCAAGAACTTTTGTTATTTTTACCATGTTTTCTCCTTAGTTGTTTTATACTACTTATTTTTTCCCAAAATTTCTACCAAAATCGTGAACTTTGCTTTTATTTGACATTTCTTGCTTAGTCAATGACGTTGCTGCACGTAATTCTGCTAGATCTTCATTTTGTTGAAGCTTTTCGTCCTTATTCATTTGGTTCATCATCGCTTTCATCTTATCAAGATTGATTTTTTCTTGTGCTTGTTGTGCTTTTACAAAATCATCCTTGGCTCTGATGTCTAATTCTCTAGATTTTAACTTCGCAACAGGGTCATTTGCAAAATCACCTAATAACATTTTCTCTTCCTTAGCAAAATCTTCAAACATTTCTGCAATCAAGATAGCTTTTCTAGCTTCGATCTGCATATTTATGTTCATCACTTGTTGTTGCATTTCAGGATTCTGCATTGCAGCAGGATTCTGTTGCATCATTTGTAATTGTCTTATCTGATCTTGGAATTCCATTTCAACTTGTTCTAATGCCATCAAAGAAATGTGTTCAAAAATATTTTTTTGCATAGAAGCTGTAACTAAAGGATTACCTCTAGCCATTGATGTTGTCATAAAATTTAAATGAGCTGTAATGTGAGCTTTGTGATCTTGACCTTTGAATGCTTGGAAAGGTTTTCCTGATAAAGACATAATCGCTTCAACACTTGGGTCCATAGGTTGAGGCTGTGGTTGTGGTTTTAAAATAAGATCTATGTTCTTAACTCCTAACGCTTCATACATTGCACGATAAGCATTGTATAAATTATGCATTTGAGGATTGGATTGCGCAAGTTGCAATTCAGCTTGAGCCATAGATATTCTTTGTGTTTGAGAGAATATATTTGGATCTGCTACGGGTAAAATATCTATTCTATCATCAAAGTCTTGAACTTTAATTTCTCTAGAAGCACCAGGTACATCATAAGGATAAACTGGTGGTAAATAAGTTTTAAAAACTTCTGATAATAATTTAAATTCTTGTTTTAGTCCGACGTATAATCTTTTGTGTATAGCTGACATTACCCGCGATCCTCGCTCAAGTAATGCTACTGTTGTACCCACAGCCGCGTTTTGATTCATATCACCCACTTGTGCATCTGCGATAGACGCGAAGCGTTGGCCTGCTTGAACCACAACACCCATCAAAGATAATAAAGTTGCATCAGGACCTTTGAAAGGTAAAGGCATAAACTGATCTCTAATATTTCCTCCCGGAGCGTCGACATCTCTGAACTCACCAGGTTGTAAAGGTTGTGCATCGTCTCTAACTCTAATACCTCTAGATTTAAATCCAGCTGGTAAATTAGATAAAGTTCCTGCATCTAGTAGTTGTCTCAAAGCAGCAGTTGCTGTTCTTGTTAAACCACCAATCATGTGGATTAAACCAAAGCCGTAAAAACCTGTGCCAGGTAAAAATTTAAATTGTACAAAGTATTGAATTTTTTTCTTCATTGGATCAGTAGGTTGATAGTTTCTTCTAATTGATAAAATTTTATTATTCGATTGTGCAATCGTTACAATGTAAGGTAATTTAATTTCAGTTGGCTCATTATCTTCACCCATATCTTCATAGCCATCTAAATCTAAATCTGTATGAACTTCTAATAGTGTGTATTGGTCTTCTTGACCATCTTTTGAAATACCTTCTAGTTCTAATTTTTTATCTTCTAATTGATTTTCAGTAACCGGTGGTTTTCCTAAATCTATATCTCTATAAAATCCTGCAACCTGTTGTTTTCTTAAATCGTTTTCAGAAATTTTTACAACGTGAATAATAGCATCTGTGTCATCTAAAGATGTAGCCGAGTATGGGACAATTAAATCATCCGCCGGTACAAATTTGGATACGGCTCTACCCAAGAGATCGTCATAATAAACTTTCTTGAAAGTAGAGCCGGACAGGGGAAGATAAAATAACATTTGATCAAACTCAGGTTCGTATTCCGTCATCTGATCCATAAGTTGATAATTCATAAAATTTTTAACACGTTTAGATTGTTCTTCTTTTTCAACATTGGTAGCACCTAAAATTTGTGTTCTTACTGGACCATCACTTGGTAATAATTCTTTGTAAGCTGTTGCTTGAAATTGTGTAACCGCTTCAGCTAGTACAGGGTGATTAACACCTGATGCACCTTTGAAGGGTTCTGTTCTTCTCTCGTATTTGAAACCTAATAATTCTAAACCTTCTCTATAAGATTGTTCCCAATCTGCTCTTGATTCTTTGTACTCTGTGTATTGATCAAAAAGAGTTGAACCTAAAGATTCTAACTCACCATCAGACATGTCTTCTGCTAAATTTGCAAAGTGACCTTCTGTGCTTCTATCTGTACTAGTTGTAGGATCAAAAGTAACTTCTGCTCCTCCAGTTTCATCCATAACAACTTCACTTGTGTCTGTTGTAATAACTTCTTCTGAACCGGGAACAGCTACTTCTTTTTCTTGAAACTCTGTATCTTTAACTTCCTCAACTGTATTGGGTAATGACTTATCTATACTATCTACCATATCTCTTTCCTGTTAATTAAATTACACCTTTTGGTGGGATTATACCCATAATTCCATCATATGTAAAGTCAGTTTCCTCTTTAGGAGGTTCTACCCCTCTTTGAATATAAAATGCTCGTTCTCGTTCTTTAGCTTCTGATTGAGACATGGGTATGTCCATATCATCAATTATTGGTAAAGTTTTAGCGTAATCTATTCTAGCTTTTCTAAAATCTTTAGTAGCTTCAGGTGTAGCCTCTATTTTTTCTTGTATATATCTGTCAGCAAAAGCTGCAGGTTCATATGAAAATAATCTATTTTCTTTTTCACCAAAGTTTTTAAAAGTCCCTTTATCAGTGGCTACATAGGCAAGATCTTCTAACGTTCTTGGTAAGTTAGTAATATCTTGTAAAAATTTTTGACCTGTATAAGAAGCAGATTCTTTTCCTGATAGTCCTTCACCCATAGCTTTAGAAAAATCCATAGTTGCAAATAGTGGGTCAAGAACAACTGCAGCTTTACCACCAGCTCTTAAAACTTTTGATCCTGCATCTAATACGGCATTCAGAGATCTTCTAACATTTGGAGGTATTGTTATTCCTGCCTGGGAAAGATCTACAACTCCAGCAAAACTATTAAGTGTAAAACCATTTGCATCTGCAAACTTTTTTATATTTCTAATATGTGCTTTTGTTTTTAGATTATTAGGATCAGTAAATTCTTTAATAGTCATAGAACCTTTCGGAACTTCTATTCCATATCTATCTCTTTTAGCTGCTTTTACTAAATCTAAACCTTGTTTTTTTAATTCTGCTAATCTTTTTTTTCCATAAGCACTTGTTACATCTTCAGGTTTAATTATTTGAGGAACTCCAACATTATATCTATCTGCCAACACCAAAGCATTTTTATTAAATCTATCAGCATAAAATTTAAACTTTTTAGGATTTTTTCTTATAGATTCTTTAGCTTGAGATAATTGACTTTGTAA